ATAAGAATCATCTTTCCGACACCGTTGAGGTTACTAACGAGCCTGTAGCTTCTTATGAGGTTCCGGTAGAGAAGACTGAGCCGGATCCGACGCAACCTGATTTTGATAATGATATGTCTCGTGTAGCTGCTTTAGAGGCCGGTCAAAAGCTTGAGGGACTTAAGGCTAATGCTACTCCGGCTGAGACTCCCGTTGTTGAGGATGACAACGTTTAATGACTGTCCAACAGGATAGAATGGCTGAAGATGGGGTAACTAGGTTACTGGACTTAGAAGCTTCTTCTAAGATTCAAATTCTTAGTGCCCCTATTCAGTTGCCTGGTGTTTGTGGGCTTTGTGGTACTAGCAGGAATGATGATCGCCAATACATTGATATTGGCATTTGGCTTGAGTTTTATGGTCAATTTTATTTCTGCACATTTTGTTTTACAGAGTTTGCAAATCGTCTTGGTTGTCTCATGCCAGAGCAAGCTAAGGCATTAGAGGATGAGCTTGATGCTGCTAGGCAACGCATTCTAGAATTTGATGCTAAGGATCAAGTACTAAATGACACAATCAACGCTATTCGTAGTACTGGCCTTTTCTCTGGTACTGATTTTACTGGTATTCAGCGGACTATTCCTAAGGCAATGGTTGAAGACTCTCAGCCAAGCCTTTACGACTCAATCATCGCAGAATCAGGAACTAATCGAACTAGTAAAGACACAGAACAATCTGATTCTAAGCAAGGATCCGATGACGTTCCAGCAACTAGAGATGATGAACTCAAATTTGACTTCGGCTTATAGTGTACAAGATTTAAGTATGTCGGATGTAAATGAGTATCAACGGTGGGTTGAAGCTAATGGCCTTGGAGAAGAGTTAGGAGAGCAGGTCTATGACCCAGACGGTGCCGCAGCCCAGCAATCCCTCTTCGGGCCAAAGGATTAATCCTGAATATCAGGTTAAACAACTTTCTAGCGAACAAGCTCAGCAATTAGCTAGGTTTGTTAACGAGAATTATACTAAGATGAAGAATGCCCGCTCGCAATTTGAGCGGCAGTGGTATTTAAATATGGCGTTCTATTTTGGACGTCAGAATGTAATTCCTCAAAACGTTAAGGGAGTAGGTACTCGTTTAGTTGTGCCGCCTGCCCCTCCTTGGCGTGTTCGCATGGTTGTTAATAAGATTCGTCCTATTATTCGCCGTGAACTTTCTAAGCTTACTTCGCAAAAACCAAGTGCTTCTGTTATTCCTGCATCCTCAGATGATCAAGATTTGTTTGCTGCACAAGCTGGCGAGCAGATCTGGGAATCTATGTACTATGGCAAGGATCTTAAGCAGATTATCCGCCAAGCAGTATGGTGGAAACTTGTTACTGGTACTGGATTTACCAAGACATACTGGGATGGAAATAAAGAGTACGCACCTAATCCTGATGAAGCTTATATGGGGGATATTTGCTATACAGCAGAAACCCCATTCCATATTTTAGTTCCAGATCTTCGTGAAGAGTTTCTAGAGTCACAGCCTTATATGATCCACTCTTCCACTCGGACTCCTGAGTGGTTGCAAACTCATTATAAAAAGACCTTGGACGGCAAGGAAGTTAAGCCAAATGCCAAGGGTGCTAATGAGATTCTTAATGATGCTTATTTGAATCTCATCGGGCAAACTACAAATGATAACGACTCAGTGTTAGTCCACGAAATGCACATCAAGCCAGGTGCGCATAGGGATTTCCCTGAGGGTGGAGTAGTTACTGTTACGGGTGATCAAGTTATTCAATATTCTCCGATTTTTCCATATGATCATGGAGAGTATTGTTTCGCTAAGTTCGATCACATTCCTAGTGGTAAGTTTTACGCTACTTCTGTGATCGAAGATCTTATTCCTGTTCAGCGTGAATACAACCGTACTCGTAGTCAAATTATCGAAGCTAAGAACCGTATGGCTAAGCCGCAGCTTAGTGCTCAAATCGGTTCTCTTGACGTTAGTAGAATTACTACTGAGCCAGGTCAAGTTATTCAGTATAAGGCTGGATTCCAACCTCCACAACCTATTCCATTGCTTCCACTTCCTAACTATGTTCTTCAAGAAGTTCAGCAATTGAATATGGATTTTGACGATATCTCTGGTCAGCACGAAGTTACTCGTGGAAATGTACCTCCTGGCGTAACTGCTGCTACCGCTATTTCTTATCTTCAAGAGCAAGACGATTCTATGTTAACTAGTGAGGTTGATAGCATTGAATCTGCGCTTGAAAAAATGGCTAAACATACTCTCTCTTTGGTGGGCCAATTTTGGGACATCCCCCGCATCGTTAAGATTACTGGGGTTGATGGTTCCTGGGATGCTGCTATGTTTAGCGGATCTGATCTTAATCATAATACGGATATTAGGATTGAAGCTGGATCAAGCCTTCCGACCAGTAAAGCGGCCAAAATGGCGCTTATTACTGACTGGATGAAGCTTGGGTTTATTACTCCCGAACAAGGTATGCAGGTTCTGGAAATGGGTGGGCTAGCCAAGCTTTATGAGGCAGTCCAACTCGATCAGAATCAAGCTCGTCGTGAAAATCTTAAGATGCAGAATATCGATGAGCAACTTATTCAGCAAATGTTTATGCCGCCTACTGATCCGGCTACAGGTATGCCTATGGCTCCTGAGCAATATATGGTCGATGAAATGGGTAGGCCACAGCTTCCTGATCCGGTTGTTCCGGTTAATACTTGGGATAACCACGCTATTCATATTGATATTCATAACAGGTTCCGCAAGTCTCAAGCTTTCGAGCAATTAGATCCTATGCGGCAACTTCTATTTGAGGTTCACGTTCAAAAACACATGGAAGCTATTGCGGCTCCGCATATCGGCGGTATGCCCACTGCTGAAATGATGATGAGTATTGCTGAGCAGCAAGCTAATCAACCACCGCCCACTGATATGAATACTCCATCAGGAGGCGATATGATGCAGCCACAAAATCAAGGTGAACCAACAGGTCCGGAACCGATGCCGGAAATGACTTCAGAATAGCTACAGGGTGTTGACTCCACCTGTAGCCTTGTATTAGAGGCCAGGGCATAGCACAGCCTCGGAAAGAGATATAATGACTGTTCCTGCGAATGAGCCTGGTGCTGGCGATAATGGTGGAGTAATTGATCAAGGTTTAGGGCTTATGCCGAACCAAGATCAAAATCAACTGCCTCAACAACAACAGCCTCAGCAGGATGAGATTAAGATTAATCCGGCTTGGAATAATCTTTTAGCTCACGTCCCTCAGGGTTTACATAATAAGGTTCTCCCAGAGTTACAGCAATGGGATAAGAACTATACGCAAGGAATTCAAAAGGTACACTCCCAGTACGCAGCTTATAAGCCGTTCTTAGATCAGCAAATTGATCCCAGCGCACTTAACGAAGCCTACATGATTCGTCAGGCGTTGGAACAAGATCCTATGAAGTTTGTACAAGCGCTGATCGAACATTATAAACTGCAACTGCCTACGGAGCAGGGCCAACCCAACGAACCGCAAGAAGAAGATAATCCATACGACTTTAAGCAAGATCCTGATTGGCAGAACCAACAGCAAATCGTCCAAACTATGGCACAAGCTTTAATCGCTCAGAACCAACAAGCCCAAGAGGCTCAAGAGGATGCTGAGTTGGACTCGCAATTTGAGGCTGCTAAGCAACGTCATGGTGATTTTGACGAAGATTATGTCATGAAGCACTTGTACTTCAGTGGTCATGATAATGTTGATGAAGCTATTATGGATGAAGCTATTGAATCCTGGAAGCAACATGTACAAGGAATTATCCAGGGTTATAGGTCGCCTAGCCAGAATGCACCGGTCATTATGGGTGGCGGCGGTGGATTACCTTCGCAGCAAACTCCCGTTGGGCAAATGAACGGAAACCAACGTAGGGCATTGGTCGCGCAGACATTAGCAAATCTGCACGCGCAAAGCGGAGGAAACGGGTAATATGGGCGCTACTATGACTACGGTCTCCGCCCTTCTCAAGGAAGTTTATGAGAAGGACGTTCAAGACCAGATGAATAATGATGTTGTCGGATTTAAGCGGATTGAGCGCACTAGCGAAGGTGTCTCCAATGAAGTTGGTGGCCGCTATGTGACCTTCCCATTACGGATTGGCCGTAACCACGGTATCGGTGCCCGTAATGAGATGGAAGCTCTTCCGACTCCGGGTCAGCAGAAGACAACTGCTGCCCGAGTTAACCTTAAGCATTTATACGGCGGAATTCGTTTCTCCGGTCAGACGCTTAAGTTAGCTGATACAAATGTCCAGGCTTTTGCTAGTGCTATTGATGAGGAAATGGACGGTCTTAAGCGAGACCTCGCTAAGGACCTTAACTTCCAATTCTACGGTCCAGGTACTGGTGTCCGCACTACGATTACTGCCGATGGTGTTAACACTATCACGGTTGCTAGTGTGCAGTACCTTGAAGTTGATATGATGATCGACGTGTTAGATACTACGCTTGTTACTACGCGTATCTCTAACCGTAAGATTACTGCTATCAACGGTTTAGTTGTTACCTATGATGGTGCTGATGCTTCGGCGTCAATTGTCGCCACGGATGTTGTAGTCCGTACTGGTAACGTTAACCGTGAAATGACTGGAATTACCGCTATCGTTAAGGATACCGGTACTTTATATAACGTTGACCCGACTGTTGTTCCTCTTTGGAAGTCGATTCGTAACCATAACTCTGGTACTAACCGCGCTCTTACTGAGGCGCTAATGATCAAGGTTGTGGATGATGTTCGCACTAATGGTGGAGAAACTACGGTTGGTTTCTGCTCCCTTGGTGTACGGCGAGCTTATTACAACCTTCTAAAGACAGATCGTCGCTACGTAAATACTCAGAAGTTCGAGGGCGGATTCTCGGGTCTGGCCTTCACTACTGATAAGGGCGACGTTCCGATTGTTGTTGACGTTGACGCTCCGTTTAACAGGATCTTCTTCCTTAACGAAAAGGCTATTAAGCTTTATCGTGAGTCGGATTGGTCTTGGATGGATTACGACGGATCTAATTTCCAACGTGTTATTGGATTCGACGCTTACGAGGCGACGATGTATATGTACTGCGAGATGGGTACACACCGTCGTAATACTCACGGAGTTCTTGAAGATCTTACTGAGGGCTGATTATGTACACTATTCCAGAGGATGACGATCCTCGGAAGAAGCCAACTCAACCCGGTAGTGGCAGTGGATTTCAAAGAAGGATTCCAGAGCTTCGTCGTGGAGCTATGGGACGCAGAATGAAATCAAAGATTAACCAGTCTAAGATGGGTACTCCGCACCAACAGCATATGGCGCATTTAGAGCATATGAAGAACGTAAAGAATAACCCTAGAAAGTACAAGTAGGCAAATAGGGGCCGGGTCTTAATTGGCCCGGCCCCTATTTTAGTGGAGGCAATATGAAAATCCGCACCAATCAAGTGTTTCTTGATGATCGGGATCGGTATGAAGCAGATACAGAATATGAGGTCCCATTAGAAAAGGGGCTCTATTTTGTTAAGTGTGGTTGGGCCAGTGCAGCGGAAGCTGTAGCTGAGGAAATTTGGGAAAGTGTTGATTTAGATATCCAGAACTCTACTATTGGAATGAAGGACTCCAATGGCTAAGTTTGCTCCTGATATTGTATTGGATGCTCCGGCAGATGTAATTGATACTGCTGATAAGCAAGTAGCTTGTTCTGCTCAACCAACTACTTATACCGAAGCAAATGCTACATTTGCTCTAGCTGATGCCGCGATGACTCCTAATACTGATTATACTAAGGCAAATGGCGATACTAATGGTCGTAAAGTTACTATGGCTGCTAAGAATGGTGCGAACGTAGATACTTCTGGTACTGCTACGCATGTTGCTTTAGTACGTACTAGTGACTCAACTCTAATTTATGTGACTACATGCACTAGCCAGGCTTTAACGTCTGGAAACACTGTCAATTTCCCGGCTTGGGATATCGAAACTGCTGATCCTACATAGGTGGTGAGTTTCAGTGGCATTTACTGTTACTGCTCGCCATTCTGGAACTAGTGGAACTTCTGCGGTACAGACATTAGCTACAGGGTCAACTACACCTACAGCAAATAGTCTTTTAGTTGCCTTTGGTGGCGTTCAATCAAACTCACACGCTACTGCTCATTCTTGGCAACTACCTACTGGGGGTGGGTGGACTTATACCTCTATCTTAGCTTCCGATCAATTTGATTGGGAAACTAGCCCAGATTTTGATGTTAGTTGTTCTTTATGGAGAGCAGCAGTCGGTGGTTCTCCTGGAGCACATACAGTAACAGTAGACGCTTGGTCTGGAACACAAACAGGTACATACGGCGCTTTATGCTGTGATGTAACTGGACACAATGCTTCTTCACCTGTTTTACAAAGTAAAAAAGGTGGAGCTTCTATTAATCCAAATAGTAGCTCTGCTTCAGGTGCTTTAACTTTCGATAGTGCTCTTACAACAGGTAGTTTAGTTATAGTCGGTTACGCTTCTGGTAATGATGCAGCAGGCACATATACTGCACCAACTATCGGCGGCCAAGCTATGACTGAATTACATAACCAGAGTGGTACATTTACACACTGTGGTATGTGGTATCGAGTAATTACTGGTGCTGAATCTAATGCTACTATTACTTGCTCTGATCTTGGACAATCAATTGGTAACTGGGCTGCTACGGCTGTTGAAATTGCGGCGGATAGTGGCGCTACCAATCTTGTAATTCAAGATGCATTACAGGCTACTTTAGCCGAACAGTTTGGTGTTACACAAGATCATATTTTAGTTATTCAAGATGCTCGCCATACAACCAGTGCTGATGTACTAGATCTAACTCAAGTTCATCAGATTGCTATTCATGACGCCTTACATGCCTCTGTAGCCGAGAATGTTGTATTGGCTAGTGGTATTTCATTAGTTGTTCAAAAAGCTACACATCTAACCTCTGCTGATGGATTAGTTCTTGTACAATCCCATAACTTAGCTGTACAAGACGCTTTACAATCGACTACCGCAGATAATATTTCGCTTGTTCCCCCAGGTACTGGAGGATTTATGACTGTTTCCGATGCACAGATGCAAAAGCTTCAAACGCTAACGGGTCTAACAGGCTCTATTGCTGATTTGGAGCGTGCATATTATGGTGGATTGAGTGGATTGTCTCCCATCCAACAATTCTCTGTGCAAGACCATAAGAGGGCTTATTGGGAGGCACAAACTGGATTAACTGGTAGATCGTTAGCGGATCTGGAAAAAGCGTTTTATGACGTTCAGCTTGTTGCTGCTGGTTCCCTATCTGATCGTGAGTATACGTATTGGGTTAACTTATAATGTTAGTTCCTGCTGAAGATGGTCATTGGGTTAATGAGAAGTTTGCTAGAATCTCTGAAATTATCAATGACTTTGACCATAGACTACAATTGGTTTGGATTCCCCCAGAAAACAGAACTGCATTTGACGTTAAGCCGTATGGAATTCTACATACCGCTGACAATGGTGCACAGAAAATGGTTATGCTTATTAAGGAGGAAGATCTAGATGAGCGTATTCTAGCTCATCTCTTCCTTAATGATACTGAGCGTCACGATGTTATTGCTAGACTAGAAGCTGAGGAACTAGCTCAGCAAGTCATGCGTAACAAAGAAAAAATGGAAGAAGCAGAAGCTAGGCGTGACTTCATTGAGACTGTAGTAAAGTCCCCTCTGCACTCGTTCAAGCACAAGGGAAGGATCATTCCAAAGTGACTTTCTTTGCGTCTGACATTATCACCAGAGTACAGAGACAATTTGGTGATGAAGCTTCTGTGCAGATTGAAGATGCAGATATCATTAGATGGATTAATGATGCTGTTCTTGAGATTTGTACACAGAATGATTTAACTCAAGCTACAGGGACTATGAACTCTGTAATCGGTACAACTTCCTATGCTTTTCCATCCGATCTGCTACAGGTGCGAACTATTTATTACGATAACTCTCGATTGAGGTTCTTCAAGAAAACAGAGTTTGATGAGTATATTAATGAACAAGATCCCAATGAGGAACAATCAGGTACTCCGTGGTTGTTTACTAGGTGGGGTACTAATTTTCAAATCTATCCGAAACCAGATGCGGTTAAACAGATCAAACTTCT